AATTTTTATGAAGAAAAAGAAAACTTATTCTCGAAACCAAACAAAGTTTGGTGAAGATGCTTCACAACCACAGGCTGTGAAGAAAGAGGTAGTAAGAAACTTAGTTCATAGGAACGATATAACGCATCTATACATTCCCGATAATGTATTAATTAAAAAATTTGATGTGTTTCAGACAGCTTTACCAGCTGTATTTGAATATGATTATACCGATGAAAAACTGATTTTTAGTAGGTATACAACTTTAGCAGGAAGCAATCATTTACATCCCATGTTACAGTTATTGAGAGAATTGGCCGAGGTCCAAATTCTATTACATTCCGCCAGAATAAGAGGTTTAGAGGTGGAGAGTGTAAGAAATAAAATATATGTACCTGAAACAGATATTTATAGTATAGCAGGAACTCATAGACGATTAGCCAATTATTTAACCCCTTTCAAAGATGGTGTTAAAGGAAGTGTTTATACAGCGAACCCCAAATTAGATGTAGCCGATTTTTTTAGAAACACTACTGGTAAACCAGACAACGTCCATTCATGCCAAGAAAAGGTCACTCAGAGAAAACCTTTGTGCTCATGCGTAGCTTCTGTTATTGACAAAGATTATGAAGTGCAAGTCATGCAAAAACCTAAAGCGATTGTGGTTCATAACCCGAAAGGAGATGGTTGGTGTGGGTGGTATTGTGTTGCATATCTGATAGACAATAAATTGTCGCCTCCAAATATTTTTAGAATATTAAAGATTGCCACCCAGGAATGCCCCGAAATGTTTTCTCCAGAACAAATTGATTATTTGCTTGGTCTAGATTACAGTGAAGAACATTATCGGGTTATAACTTCAATGGAAGGCAAAAAATGGATTGGGCAAGAACATTTACATAAAGTCATGACAAGAGCAAAAATCCATGCAAATTTTTATCAAATAAATAAAGATGATCAAATATTTACGATGCCAGAAGTTTTAGGTAAAGTAGAAAATGAAAATAATCTTATGGCAGCCAGTAGGTTGAGGGAATTTGCTATTGGCTTTAAAGACAACCATTTTTATATAATCAGAGATGACCCTCCTTTCTTCAAAACAGAAGTTCAGAAACGAAAACCACTTATAGGAATTCACACGGACATCTTCTATTATCCGGAAGCACAGGCAGCAGCTCTCCATGCATCGGAGCTATTACAAGAAAATTACGCCGTTTTTCACACTTTTAATACTACAAAAACCCAATATTCTTTATTTGGTGAAGCAGATGTTAAAATTGACAACGAAAGGAATATGGTTTCTATGCAAGTGAATGGCAATGCATTGCCCTATGTTCATCCAGTGGTCAAGTGGGATAATAGGTCGGACTATCAAATCTATTACTCTTTGGATAAAATTTTCATAGCCACCACAATTTGGAAAATTGAAATAGTTCCAGGGCACTTTTATAGAGCAGTTAGTTTGAAATCAACCACCAAAGAAATGGTGGACAAATACATTGGGTTGCCACACATAATGATGCAAACAGACCAGTTGTTGACAACATACTACGGAGGCTGCGATAGATTTATCTTACAAGGCCAAAAATGCGTGGTTGCCAACACTTTAATAACATTAATTTCTGAAGGGAGTGATGAATCAATTCAAGAAAGCGTAAAAATACAAGCCGACTGGCAGAGGGTTAAAATGAATATACCATATTACATAGGTGAGTTAAAACAATCTAAAATATTAAACAACATTTCCAGAGATTGGAAAGATATTTTAAGGAAAGGTGAAAATGAAGGTCTTAATTTTATAAACGAACATTATATAGCCATTTTAATGGCAGCTGATATAGTATTAAAACTTAATTCTAATATTCAAAATTCAGAAATTATTTCCGCGGCTAATAATTCTTTTACCAACAAGATAATACCCAAGAAAGGTTTTTGGGCCAAATTTTTTTTTTACTGGAACAAACAAGATAGGCAATTAGATTTCATCAATGAAAAGAAGAGAGATGAATCCTTGTGGAATTACACAAAGAGAACATGGCCATACTATTTGTGGAAGATTACTAGAAAATTTTTAAATTTAACAACTTTTTTTTTTATTATTGCAACTTACAGTTTTAATTCTTTTTTGAGCTCAAGAGGGACCCGCATTAGTTATTTCTCTCCTCGCCTAGTTCCAAGATCTTCATTCGATGTTTTCGGAAGAGAAACATCTTCTGTTGCTTTGGGCTATGGTTTGAAAATGTTTAGATGTGTTCCACGCCACGTGAGAGATATTAATCGAATAACAAGGAAGATGCTTAGCGTGTGCCTTTGGGGTGTTGCAGCGATAGGATATTCTCTTTTGTATTCATTGTACAATAGAGCCTCATTTTTCACGCGCAGTCCTACTGTTATTCATAAAGAAGGTATAACAAGCCATTCTGAAGATTGCGTGCATCCCGAACACATACCCAAATTCATTGATCCTATAACAGGCGGTTTTGATTTTAGAAGAGAATTTCATACATGTGACAAGGAAACGGAGGGTGACAAATGCAACGGGGACGAAACAACGTGTATCAAAAGACCCCCTCCTGTAGAATTAGTAAGCGGAGATAATGAACTGTTGAAGTTAGAAGGTATGGAAATTGCTGAGTTTTATCAAAAATTTCCTTGCACAGGAAGGTGCAAACCCGCTGTTTTTCAAAAAGGGCCGTCTTTTGCAGGTTTCACCCCTGGTAAAGATCATGAATGTGTCAGAAGTAAGATAGCGGCCTGTTTTAGAATGTATTCCAAGTCACCTTTGCCCCATCCAGTAATACTGGCCGATTTTACAAAATGGTTCAAAAAAGAATATTTCCCAATTAGATATGAAAAACTGAAAAGAGTTAATATTGAGAATGGTTGGGAAATATGGTATAACAATCAAAAATCTAAAGTCAAGAGAGAGATTAAAAACTTGTTGTCCGACGGAACCTCCAAGAAGGTCCTACCCCGTTTTAAAGTTTTAATTAAACTAGACGAGTTACACAGTGAGTATAATAAATTACACAGACCAAGATTAGTCCAGTCACCTGATACTTCATATAAAATGCTTACTTCTTTTTATTACAAATTTTACAAAATGGTCGCCACAATAGATTATGGTTATTTTTCAGGATTAAACTGGGAAGAACAATGCAAAAGAACACAAAAAAATTTTGTCTATTTTTCCTGATTGGTGGGTTGCCAATGGAGATGGGTCATCTTTTGACTCCACTCAGCACTATGAAATCATGCTAGTTACAGATGTATGGCAATTTGTGCAATTGTGGCATTTTTTGAATGATGATCCAGATTTAACACTAGAAGAGAGAGATGTCGCTTTGCTTTTGCGCACAGATCATTTAGTGGAATTTAAAAATAGTAATAAGACATTTATCAGAATGACAGGAAGACAGAATTCCGGTAAAAACAACACATCAGGTGGGAATAGCGAAAGAACGGCTGCCTATATACGCTTTTGGGGGTACAAGTTGGGGTTGAAAGAGATAGAATATGACCCAATTTCAGATGTTATAACACCAGGCGATTACGCAGTTGTTTTTCAGGGAGATGACTACAACATTTTTGGTTCAAAAGAAGTTTTAGGAAAATTCAGCAATAACATGCATGTAATTTACGCTTCTAGCCCAAATGAAATGAAAGGTTTGGGACAATTATATAAGGGGGATTTGGAAATTTGCCAGACTATCGATTTTTGCTCCAGGGATATAATAACAAGACCAGATGGGTCCATGAGAATTTTTAGAAAGTTAAATAGGTTTTTAAATACAGCTCCTTGGACTCACAGTGTAGACTATACCTTAAATTACAACACGTTAGAAAATAATCTCAAAGAAATGGCATGGGCAGAAGGAATGTGCATCAAGGCTTGGTCGAAATACTTGCCCATTTTTGATACTTATGCTACAATGCTGATACGATTAGGAAAAGAAATGTCAGATGAAAAATACGCTAAATACAAAGAGGGATGGGATGCTAGAGAGGAAAGATTGAGTCTGGATGTTAGACCAACAGATAGGGAACTTGTGTTAGATTTTTGGTCAGAGAAGTGGGGGATAGACCCAGAAGAAGTCCAACAATTAGAAGATGCATTAGAGTCCACCACCAGTTTAAATGACGTGATAGAGGTAGATTGGTTGGCAAGAGTTTTTCCATCAGAGGAGTCATATGAAAATGCAGATCAACAGAGACAAAAATACCACATAACTAGGGATAACAATCATTACATAGACGCTCG